TAGCTACAGACAAGAGATCATCTTTCAAAGAGACTATCGAGAAAGACATGGTCGCTAGAGATATATTAAATCAAACTCAAGAACAATTTGGCATCAACGCTTTTAACGTAGATCCAGGTAAGTTGCCTGAGACAGATAAAGAACTTGACCTGCATATGCAGATCGAGTATAAGCCAGGTATTGAGATTGCGGAAGAAGAAGCAATCAACACCATACTTGAGCAAAATAGATATTCAGATATTAAGAAAAGAATCGAGTACGACATGATGACATTGGGTGTTGGTATGGTTAAACATAACTTCCTACCTGGAGCCGGCATTAAAGTTGACTACGTAGATCCTGCGTCTGTTGTGTATTCTTACACAGAGTCTCCAACATTTGAGGACTGCTTCTATTTTGGAGAAATCAAGCAGGTGCACATCTCTGAAATTATCAAAATTGATCCAAACATTACAAAAGAAGACTTAGATAAAATATCTAAACTTAGTAGCCTTTGGTTCACTCAGTACAATGTTATTAGACCTTACAGAAATACTTTATTTGATCGTGACGTGGTTAGTCTTTTATACTTTAATTATAAAACCGACAAAAGCTTTGTTTTCAAGAAAAAATTCTTAGACAATGGCGGAACGAGAATAATCAGAAAAGACGACACGTTTAACCCACCGCAGGGAACAGAAGAAAGATTTGAGAGAGTAGAGAAGAGAATCGACGTATGGTACGAGGGTGTCATGGTGTTGGGCTCTAGTTACTTACTCAAATGGGAGCTAAGTAAAAACATGGTCAGACCTAAGTCGGCGACGCAGTATGCGTTACCTAACTATGTAGCCATGGCTCCAAGAATGTATAAAGGAGTGATTGAATCTTTGACTAGACGTATGATTACGTTTGCTGACTTAATTCAAATCACCCACTTAAAACTACAGCAAGTTATTGCGAGAGTAGTGCCAGATGGTGTATACATTGACGCCGATGGTATGAACGAGGTTGATCTTGGAAATGGCGCAGCTTACAATCCAGAAGACGCTCTTAAGTTATACTTCCAAACAGGTAGTGTAATTGGTCGTTCTTACAACCAAGACGGAGAATACAACCAAGGAAAAGTACCTATTCAAGAGTTAAACTCTAATAGCGGACAAGGAAAGATCTCATCGTTGATTAACTCATACAACCATTACTTGAGTATGATTAGAGATGTAACTGGCTTAAATGAAGCGAGAGATGGGTCTATGCCAGATCCAAGATCTCTAGTAGGTGTTCAAAAACTAGCTGCGTTGAATTCAAACACAGCAACAAGACATATTTTAGATGGTACATTATTTATTACTAAGAGACTTGCAGAGGCGCTATCTTGTCGTATATCTGACGTTCTTGAGTATTCCGATTTTAAGGATGAACTTATTAATCAAATAGGAAGAGTTAACGTAAGTATACTTGAAGACATTAAAGACCTTTACTTACATGACTTTGGAATCTTTATCGAGGTTTCTCCTGACGCAGAAGAAAAGGCTCAACTAGAAGCGAACATTCAGGCAGCTTTGTCTCGTGATCAAATCGATCTAGAGGACGCTATTGATATTAGAGAAATCAAAAACATTAAAATAGCTAACGAGTTTCTTAAGTTAAAGCGCAAGAAGAAGCAACAACAAGACATGGACAATGAGAAACAAAAGATGGAGATGCAAACGCAGTCTAACATCCAGTCTTCTCAAGCGGCCGCTCAGTCTAAGATGGAACAGCTTCAGGCAGAATACCAAGGAAAGGCACAATTGAAACAAGCTGAGTCTGCTTTTGAAATTGAAAAAATGAAACAAGAAGCACAACTTAAAGTTCAGTTAATGCAGATGGAGTTTGACTTGCAGATGCAATTAGAGTCAGCTAAAGTTGGAGCAATACAGCAAGTAGACAACAATAAAGAAGAGGCGAAAGACAAGAGGGTTAAAATGCAAAGCACATACCAGTCTAAGATGATTGATCAAAGAAAGAAGGATACACCTCCGATTGATTTTGAATCATCAGAAGACTCTTTAGATGGCTTTGATTTTGGTCAGTTTGAGCCACAATAAAAAAATCACTATTTTTGTATCGAAAATTAAATAAAATATGGAATTTAAAGAAGTTAAAGCTGTTGGGTTTGGCGAAGAAAAGTCAGTTCAGCAGATCGAACAAGAGTTGCTAGACAAGCACGAACAAGAGCAAGGTCAAGTAACTATTGAAGAAAGTCAAAAGGTTGTTATTGAAGAGCAACAGCCAATTGAAAAACAAATTGAAGAAAATGACGTTCTGTCCTTTATTAAGAATAGATATAATAAAGAGATCAACACTGTGGAGGAGTTGTTCGAAACTCGAAAAGAGACCGAAGACTTACCAGAAGATGTATCTTTATTTTTAAAGTTCAAAAAGGAAACGGGTAGAGGTATCAATGACTTTGTTAAAATAAACAGAGACGTTGATAGCGAAGATCCGAATAAACTGCTATTTGATTTCTACAAGGTGAACAATCCCGAGTTAGATGACGAGGAGATTTCTTTTGAGTTAGAGTCTAGATTCAAGTATGACGAAGATCTAGATGACGATAGAGACATCAAGAAGAAAAAAATAGCACACAAGCAAGAGCTTAGTAAGGCAAAAGGCTACTTTAATGATCTAAAAGAACAATACAAAACTCCCCTTGAGTCAAGAGGCGTTAATGTTCCGGAAGATGAAAAAGAGCAGTACAATGCCTTTAAGCAATATGCCCAGAGTGCCAAAGATACTGAACAAGCACAATTTGAGAGAGCTAAGTACTTCGAGCAAAAGACTAACGAGCTATTCTCTAATGAATTTAAAGGTTTTGGATTCAAAGTTGGAGATAGTGAATTTGTTTACAAACCTGCCGAGGCCGAAGTGATCAAGAAGGATCAATCTAATTTGACCGAGTTCATCAAGACATTTTTAGATGAAAAAGGTTTTATTAAAGATCCAGCTGCTTATCATAGGGCGATTGCGGTTGCAAGAAATCCAGAGGCCTTTGCAAAACATTTCTACGATCAGGGAAAATCTGAAGCGATAGATGGACTAGCAAGGGAATCTAAAAACATAGATATGGGAGCAAGGGTTATGCCGGAGAACTTATCTAGGGGAGGAATGAAAATAACCGCATTGGACAGTAGTCATGGCAACAGATTAGTTATAAAAAGCAACAAAAAATAAAAACAAAAAAAGAAAAACATGGCTGGTACAGTTCAATCGAGTCCGGGTTTCGCAATAACCCCCTCATCAGTAAAGGCAACATTGCCTTCAAACTACATCACAAATTTCGACTTCTTAAATCAGTACTTACCTGATACATTTGAAGCTGAATTTGAAAGATATGGTAATCGTTCAATTGCATCTTTCTTGCGTATGGTCGGCGCAGAGATGCCAAGCAACTCCGACTTAATCAAATGGGCTGAACAAGGCCGTCTTCACACCAAATATGCTAGTTGTACTTCAGCTGGTGCAGCTGGTGATGACACTGCTGTTTGGACAGTTGCAGATGCAGGCATTACTGCATGTAACTTCCGAGTTGGTCAAACTGTTTTCTTATCTCGTAACGCAGGTGGAACTCAAAGCGACAAAGCTATCATCACTGCTGTAAGTGGATTGACTTTCACTGTAGCATATTATGCTGGTGGTGGTCAAACAATTCCTGTGTCTGTTGCATCTACTGCATTCGTTTATGGTTCTGAATTCAAAAAAGGATCTAACGGAATGGTTGGTTCTTTAGAAGGTAAAGATGACATTTACTCTAATAGCCCAATTATCATCAAGGACAAATACGAAGTATCTGGTTCTGACATGGCTCAAATTGGATGGGTAGAAGTGACTACTGAGAATGGCGCTACAGGTTACTTGTGGTACATTAAATCAGAGCACGAAACTCGTTTACGTTTTGATGACTATTTAGAGATGGCTATGGTTGAAGCAGTTCCTGCTGAAACAGCTTCTGGTGCTATTGCTGTAACTGGAGACGTAGGAAACAAAGGATCTGAAGGTATGTTATATGTAATCAATGCTCGTGGTAATGTATGGGGCGGTGGAAACCCAACCAGCTTAGCTGACTTTGATGCTATCATCCAACGTCTTGACAAGCAAGGTGCTATCCAAGAGAATGCATTGTTTGTTAATCGTCAGTTCTCTTTTGACATTGATGACATGTTGGCTGCTCAAAACAGCTACGGTTCAGGTGGAACAAGCTACGGTTTGTTTGACAATGACGAGAACATGGCATTGAACTTAGGTTTCAAAGGATTTAAGCGTGGATACGAGTTCTACAAAACAGACTGGAAATACCTTAATGATGCTGCATTACGTGGTGGTCTTAATGGTGGTGTTGTTAACGGTGTGTTAGTGCCAGCTGGTTCTACTACTGTTTACGACCAAGTTTTAGGTAAGAACGCTAAACGTCCATTCTTGCATGTTCGTTACAGAGCTAGTGAAACAGAAGATCGTCGTTACAAAACTTGGATCACTGGTTCTGCTGGTGGTGCAACTACAAGCGACTTGGATGCTATGTCAGTTCACTTCTTATCTGAGAGAGCGTTGTGTACTTTAGGTGCAAACAACTTCTTCTTATTCAAAAACTAAGAAGCAATCAATAACTTAACAATAGTGGGGTCAAAAGCCCCACTATTTTTTTTATTACTATATTTGCAATGTTAATTTTAATCAAATGAAAAATAAAGAATTTAAAGACAGAGTATTTTTACTCAGAGACGAAAGCGCACCGTTGTGCTTTATGCTCCCTTCAAGAAACACATTACGTTACCCCCTTCACTACTTTGACGAAACTACTAACAGTAATAGATCGTTGAGGTATGCCAGAAACCAGAAGTCTCCTTTCGAGGACGAACAGGATGGAAACTTTATCTTAGAGCCAATTGTGTTTGAAGATGGTGTATTGTCTGTTCCAAAAAACAATCCAGTTTTACAAAGATTTTTAGAACTTCATCCAGGATGCGGAGATATTTTCTACGAGTTTGACCCAGAGAAAGACGCATCTGAAAGAGTTCAAGATTTGAGCTTTGAATTAGACGCTCAGTTAGCGGCGAGAGACATGACAATTGAAACAGCAGAGGCTGTATTGCGTGTAATGGTCGGTAGTAGAGTTGATAGAATGACCTCAAATGAAATTAGAAGAGACATCATGATCTACTCTAGAAACAATCCTGAAGAATTTTTGGAAATGCTAGATGATAGTGACCTTCACTTAAGAAATAAGTCGGCCAAGTTTATTGAGGCTGGACTATTGCAATTTAGAAACAACAGAAGAGACGTATTCTTTAATCTTCCGAACAACAAGAAGAAAATGATGAGCGTACCTATGGGCGAAGATCCACTATCTGCAATGTCAGCATTCTTTAAAACAGACGAAGGCATTGAGATCGAACAGTCTTTAGAAAAATTGTTACAATAAAACACTATATTTGTAACCAATTATGGGAAAATTTTTAAAAATTGAGGCTTCGACTACCGGAACGGTTTTGATCGGCCTAGACAACATCGGTTTAGTAGCTAAAGCTTCTGATACTACCGTTACAATTTCTTATGCATCTGGAAACGCAGCAGTTGACGTCTTGACGCTTACTCACACAAGTAATGCAACTACATCAACAGTAAATGCAATCATTGACGCAATCGTTAAAGCTGAAAGAGCTGACAACGCTCCTGATCAATTTGTAGTTCCAGTATTGCCAACAGGCATCACTGTTTCTACAGCTGTTATTGCTTAATTAATTTAAGTAAAAAATTTAAGATAGCAGGGCACAGTCCCTGCTATTTTTTTATTATCTTTGCGTTGACATGATTAACAACGTAAGAAATACTGTAATGTTTATCCTTAATAAGGACAACAACGGATATCTTACTCCTGATGAATTTAATGCATTTGCCAGACAAGCTCAGTTAGAAATATTTGAAGAGCTATTCTACGACTACAACAGGTGGCTTGCAAAAAGAAATTCAGGAGCATCGTATAGCGGAAGCTCAGATATACCAAAACTATTGTCTGAGATTATTGATAAATTCTCAACACCACTAAACTTGACGTACTCAGCTGGAGAATACCAGATGCCTACTAATGTGTATAGTGTGACTAATATATTGTACAACAATAAAGATGTTGAGAGAATAGAAAAAAACAAACTACCTTATTTCTTGTATTCAAACCATACAGCGCCTAGCGTATACTATCCAGCTTATTCTCAGTCTGGCAGCAAAATAACGATATATCCATCATCTATACAAACAAATGTATCTACAATATACAATAGATACCCTGTAGATCCAAAGTGGACTTATTATACCGATCCAGTTACACAGGCTCCATTGTTTGATCAGACCGCACCGGACTATAAAAACTTTGAGTTACCAGAGGTGTGCCAGAATGATTTGATTATTAAGATACTTAAATACGCTGGTGTATCTATCAGAGAACAAGAAATAGTTCAGGTAGCATCCAACGAAGAGGCAAATAAAAACGCTCAACAATAATGTCAACAGAACAAGAATATTATAACGACAGCGACCTTTGGGGATCTGGCCAATACGCCACATTATCTGATGTTGTGAATAACTTCATGCTTATGTATGTTGGTCCGGATAAATTGATCGATAACGCTCAGAGATACAACGTGTTGTTTCACGCAAAGAGAGGCGTTCAAGAGTTAAACTATGATGCCATGAAAAACATCAAGGTTCTTGAGCTAGACGTGAACGATAGCTTAAAGGTGGTGCTACCTCCTGACTATGTAGACTACGTAAGAATATCTATGGAATCTAATGGCGTATTGTTTAAGCTAACTGAAAACAGTTCAGTTAATTACGCAAAAGCTTATTTGAAGGATAGCAACAATGAATTCTTGTACGACAACGAAGGTAACGTTATTACTGGTACATCTGAGCTAGACATCGCTAGAATCACAAATAGCCCAACCAGTACGTACCTGCTTGACGGTTTATACTACGGAAGAGATGGCTGGTTCTATGATGGATGCTGGTACTTTAGATATGGTATGGGTGGTATGTTTGGATTAGATACGGCTGAGGCCAATGTCAACCCTAAATTTGTTATAGACAAGGCGTCTGGAGTTATTAACTTTTCTTCTGGCATGAGCGGCCTCGTTGTCCTTGAATACGTTTCAGACGGACTAGAGAGCGCTGACCCTTCAACTGTTAAGGTTCATAAGTTTGCGGAAGACTTTATATATTCATACATAAAGTGGTGCATGCTTAACAACAGAATTGGTGTTCCAGAATACATTGTTAGACGCGCTAGAGAAGAGAAGACAGCTCTTTGGAGAAATGCTAAGTTAAGATTGAGTAACTTGAAGCCAGGTAGACTACTCATGGTTCTTCGAGGTAGAGATAAGTGGATTAAATAATTATGGAATTAAAAAGAAATTTTACTTCGGGTATAATGAATAAAGACCTCGATGAGAGGATCTTGCCTAATGGGCAGTATAGAGATGCCAGAAACATAAGAGTTGGAACGTCTGACGGAACAAATGTTGGATCCGTTCAGAACATCATGGGAAACACCCAGGCATCGTCATTAAGAACGGCGGCGACAAATATGGGGATTTCGCTTACCGGATACTACACAACTATTGGTTCATATGTAGACGTAGCCAACAACAATATATATTGGTTCATCACCGGAAACTTCGATATTATTGCTAAGTTTCACGACAACGGAGACGGAACAGGGGTAACTTCTATTTTATTAATAGAGACAAAAGGCAGGGTTGGAGAGGTTTTAAAGTTCAATACGAGCTACTTAATCACTGGGGTTAACTTAGTTGATAACTTATTATTCTGGACTGACAACTTAAACTCTCCAAAAAAGATAAACGTAACTAGGGTATATAAGCTAAATACATTTACAGAGGCAGACATATCTGTTATTGTTGCGCCACCATTAAATCCTCCTACTATAGTTTTATCTAACAATGGATCAGACAGCAACAACATTAAAGATAAATTCATAAGATTTGCGTACAGATATAAATACCTAGACAATGAGTATAGCGCACTATCGCCATTCTCTGAGGTTGCGTTCTTCCCATCTGTGTATTCTTATGACTACGGAACAGGAAGCAATAAGTCCATGGTCAACGCAAATAATGTTGTAGACATAACATTTGAGCTAGGTACCTCAATCGTAAAAGAAGTTCAATTAATATTTAAGGACAGTCAATCCTTGAATTGCAACATAATTGAGAATATCCCAAAGATAGCCGGAGTTACAAACAAGTTTACATTTGAGAATAATAAGGCCTATGCAGTATTGCCAGCAGATCAAGTTACCAGATTGTTTGACAACGTACCCCTTAAGGTTAAAGCTCAAGAGTACATCGGCAACAGATTAGCATACGGTAACTATACTCAGTTTTATAATATTGCTAACTGCAAAAACGTCCCAATTGCAATAGATTTAAAGGCTAATTTATCTCAGACAATATCTAC